GAGGTGGGATTTGTTAGAGGCATTAGTTATCCCACTTTGCTGGACATTGCTCGGTTCGCACCTTGCTAGAGCAGACATAGCCTGCGTATGGGCCTTTTGCGCCTTGACCTTTTTTATAGATCATTGAGCCGTGCTTGCACTGTGGAGCAGCAGGTGGGATTTGTCCGGTAATGATCTGCCCACCTAGTTCATCCACTACTGCATCAATAGTCCAAGGATCAGCCTTCTCTCGGACTGTGATCGAGGTTGTAGCAGTCGGTAGATCAGGTACTGCGCTCAGACTTGAGCCGACCCGACGCATCTCTTCAAATGATGGGCGAGGGGTTCCTTCACTGAATTTGGAAATGCCGCCAGTGTGGAATGCTCGACCGATCGAGCTAGTACAGGCATTCTCAAGGGGAAAGCGGTTTGCATTGCTGCGGATCTCCTCGGCAAAGTCTGTGGCGTAGGGAATCAAATCCATGGCATCGCGGTAGATGTCAGTCTGCACGATGTATCGCTGACCATCTTGGTAGATGATCTTGGAATCGATCCGACCTGCTGGAAAGTGATTCCAGAATTTCTCAATGCGCTCAGCTACTGATTCATAGCCTTCTAGTGGATTGCTCATTTGCTCACCTCGCGACCTGCCATGTGGCGACCTATTGCCCGGCCTCGATCAAAGCCTTCTTTGCTCCCATCCTTATGACCTACTGCATAACCAAATACCAGCCCAATCAGCCCTAGAAGGATGATCATGGCCATCTGTGCGAATAGTCCTATTGCTTCCATTTGTTCGCTCCCGATCTGTTAAGGTCGGAGTAGGGAGCAGAAAATAATTATGTAAGTTTGATCAAGGCGTTTTACGCTTAAATCAACTTTACATAATGTAACTAGTAGGCACTTGATAATTGCCACCTAGCCACATTTTCAATCCCTGAACCGACGAGTTTGTTGTGCGCTCTCAGGGTAGGAGAATTGATACCCGATTTGCAATGACCGACACGCGGTTTTTGAGAATTAGGGAGCACATAATGTCTGCACCACGCGAAGCCGCCTCGGGAATGGTCAGGATCACATCACACTCCAACCTTGAAGGTCGGATTGAGTGTTACGGCTATGGTCAAGATCCACGAATACCCAACCCGGGGGATCTATTAATCGTTACCGTGAATGAGATTTCTGAGAATTTCAAAGTTCAAGAAATCGAGTTTGCTTTGAGGATTAGGGGAAAGCACCTACATCACTTCATTAAAGCTGCCAAAGAGGCATTGCTTATGTATGAAGATAACCGCGATTGGCTTGAATCATCGGCCTCACAACCCATGCGCCAAGAATCTCGAAGCGGCTTACGAGCTGAGGATGCCAATAATGCTCTTAAGGCTTTTCTAGCGAATCGGGCGGGGTAGTAGCTTCTGAGATTGACTTCCCACCTGATTTATCCTTGAGCCCATTGGATGCCAGCACTGATCCAAGTGCCCCGGTGAGAAATACGGTAAGAGTTGTAAGAATGTCAATAAAGGCTTTGTCATTAGGAGCCTGAGCACCTATGGGTTGAGTGACAAAGATTAAGGCATAGAGCATTCCAAGAACTGAGAAGGCAAAGACCAAGGCAAGGCATACGCCAATGAATACGATGAGGCGCGCTTTGAGTTGTTCATTGCTCAATCGCCGTGAGGATTTATTTAGCATTGAAGTTGTCTCCTAAAATGTCTTTGGTGCAGACACCTTGAACCTTGCACTGAGGTGGATTGCATCGAGGCTTCTCCCAGTTTTCGTAAAGCTGACAGTCATACCGTGTCCAACCTTGGTACTGACCACATCCGGACAACCCAAGCGATAGAGATACCGCAAGGGCTGCCCGAAGTAGTTTTCGAGTCACTTCTCTGTTACCCCGAATGCAGAATCCTTGGGATTGAGGTATCGAAGTGCTACTGGTGCAACTGCCGCAATGCCACCCATGAGGATAGCTTTGGGATCTGTCACACCTGCGATGTATACGGTAATCATCGCTGCGAGGAAAGATCTCGCCCACGATGCCGCGATTGCTTTTGCTTTATTCATTTGACCACCTTTGGGGTTGGGGTATCGGTGGGAGTTACTTTGGGCAACTCTCCCGAATAAGGTAAAAATTTAGAGCGACCGTAGCCGAAGATGGGAGAGCCTTTGCCAAGAGGTCGAACCTTTGCCAGCACCATCCCGCCATTGCGCTGAGATTGACCTGCACCGCCGGTGTTGCCTTCGATCGTCCAAATGTCAGTCTTATTTACTTGCATCACGATTCCAATGTGACTGATCTTGTCCACTCCATCATGAGGAAAATCAAAGAACACGAGATCCCCGGGGAGTGGGTTGATCATCCAAGAGCCGATGTTCTTTAGCTTCTGAGCACCCATGGCGGTAGCCACCATCGAGGGAATGCTGACTTTGGCTTGAGCGAATACCCAATTGCAGAATGAACCACACCACGGCAGCTGATCGAAGTGAGTGAATTTGCCGTATTTCGTTTCGTTATCTTTGGGGCCTTCAATAGTGCCGATCTCGCCAATAGCGATTTCAAGTACCTTGGCCGCAGTACCTAAGGGAATCAAAGATGTGGTCATTAACTTAGCAAGAGCCTTGCTTGATCTTCTGTGATTCCAAGGTGTTCAAGTAAAGCCGCTTTATCAGCTGCGCGCTTGGCTTCAGCGGCCTTCTCATCAGCCTTTACTGCAACGATCGCATCTTCTACCTCTTTGAGAGTGGGAGCAGTGCCATCGAGTACATCCCATTTGATCGAGGAATAATCCTCGCCACTAAATGAGAACTCAGCGGTGGGGCGAAGTTTTTTAATTGCTTTGATCATTTCCATAGACATTAAGCACCTATTTCTAGAAGGTTGATAACAGAAGTGTTGCTTTGATTTTGCATGATTCCCGAAGTACCTGAAGGCATTGAGGCTTGCATTTTGTAAGTTGTTGCGCTTGTGGTCGCTGGACTATCTAAATAATTCAACGATAAGAAACCTTCGCGTTGCGGTGTTCCTGAGCCGTTGATAGAGACCAGACCAGAATCTGAGTTATTTCCGCCAGCGGCGTTAAGGATTACCGTCGAGCCACGAAGTAATTTCGCACCGAAGGAAGTCGAGACAGAGCTCGCATAGTGGTAATTTTGTTGCGAGACCAATACCAGGATTTTGCTAGTTGAGGCCGACGGTGTAATTGTGGCACTCAATCCTGTATCGGTGTAGGTGGTAGAAGATAAGTTTGTGGCGGTTGAGTAAGTGCCTTGCACTACCTGTAACACTTTGCCACCACCCGCAGGAGTAGCCCAAACTGGTGCGCCACTTGTAACGGTGAGCACTTGACCAGTTGAACCAATACCCAATCGAGCATAAGTACCCGATCCAGTTCCCTTAATGAGATCACCGGCGGTAGTGATGGTGGTTGCCATGTCATTAGTGACCGTGACCGTTCCCGATGTGCCACCGCCAGTTATACCGGTGCCAGCCGTAACGCCAGTGATGTCGCCACCTGTTGAAAGGGTGATCCATGCTGAACCGTTGTAATACTCAAGTCCATTGGCAGGGATGTAAGTGACCATTCCTTCAACCGTTACTGCACCAATAGCAGTAGTACGAGCTGCTGAAGTGGCGAAATACATCACCGTTTGATTTTGTAGGTTGTACTGCACTTGCGCTGCCGTTAATACATCGCCAGTCGCATAAGCGTGATAACCCGCGTTTGCTGTCATTTCATCTCCTTAGTATGTAAGAACGGAAGTGGAAAGAACTCCGTAAAGTGTTGAATTTAGGATAAACGCATCGTCGATGGGTTCACTAGTTGTAAAGGTGGCTTTAAAAGTAGTCGGGGTAATCTCATAGGCATTACCCATGATCTGAAGTGTCTTAGTGATAGATGTACCTGCTTGAGTAACTGAAGTGATCTGCACAGTATTGAAATAGTCCAGAGTCAGCCCTGCCAATACTCCAGCTGCATAGTCAGGAGTGGTGAGATCAAGGGTCAAGTTATCAATGCGAATGGTGGTCTGTGCTCTCGTGCTGGTGTAGAGCCGTGCGATGTTTAAAGCATCAGCATCAGTGAGACCCACGAGGCTTGGCATGTTGTAGGAATGAGGGAAATAGAGAGCAATTGAAGCTGCGTCTGTGGCAGTCTGAGCAGTGCCGCCTATGTTTGTGGCTGTGGTCTGATTGATGATGAGCTTGTCATCGTGGGCAAAGGTAATTTGGTAGTACCCAATTCCGCTTCCATCATTGGCAAAGATCGTGACAGGTGCTGCGCCGTTAGTTTTCTCCACATTAGAGCGAGACTTAAATACTGCGTTGCCTTCGCCATTGATGTAGAAGGCTCCCTGCTCTGTCATCTCTGCATTCTTGATAGCACCGAGAGCTGTGCGAGAAGTGCCGGGGTCTGCTTGACATGAAGTGTCGCCTGTATCGATCTGTCTCATCGATGCTGGCCACTGAATTGAATCGAGGATCGCATTGATGCGAGCACCAGTGGTCTGACCGCTAGGAGTAGATGCGATTGTGGTGACATTTGTGAGTTGATAAAGCCTGAATGCATCAGTGGCAAGAATGTCTACATAACCCACAATTTGATCTTTGGGATAGGTGTAGTTATAGCTCGAGGCATAGCCTGAAAATAAGAAATGACCTACACCGTTATAGGTAGTTGAGACGCGAACCTTGCGATTGGGAATGAGTTTGCCGTAATAAGGGCTGGCAGTGTTTTGAGGATTCCAAATACCTGTGGGGTCATAGATTCTGAATGTGCAGCTAGTGGCCTCAAATTGATCGGTGAGAAGGTTGTAGCCACCTTTTATCGAGATCTGTGTAACTTGATTGGAAATGTCCACCACATTTGATGCAGAATCGGCAAGTAAATTTGTGCCAAGAATGCCATTGGCAGGATCACCTAAAGTAAATGAATAACCGAAAGCAGGAGAAGAGGAAAAGTCAAAGGTAACGGCTACGGTAAATGGGTATCCCATGGCTACTTGATTCCTAGGTATCCCAATGGAGATAGTCGATCAAGAGTGACAGGTGTGCCATTGCTTGAGCTGCTTTGAGTGGCATCCACGATAATGCCGGGGCCAGCTGAGACAGTGATCTGCACTGGTGGTTGAGGAGCAACGCCAGCGAAATACTGACCCAGTTGAGCTGCATAATCAGTTGATGGAGCAGGAGAAGCCATCATCGATGGATCAACACTGGGAGTGGTTGTAACTGCGCTTGGGTCGTAGCCAAGTATCTGTGCCGCTGTAAATCCACCTGCGCCTTTAGCGTTTGCACCAGTGCCACCCACGCCGTTGCCATCTCCACCTACAGGAGTGACTTGCACCTTGAGTTGCACTGCATTCTTAGTCAATTCAGCGAGCATGAGCTTGATCTGATCAAGTGCGCTCTGAGCCAAGGTAGGCCAGTCAGCAAAAGGGTCTTTAGCAGATCCAAGAGAGGAAATGTTGCCCTTTACATCCATAACTAGGCCATTGGCTTTGAGGATTGCTTGCGATAGGACTTCTGCTTGATCTGCATTTCCTGTGATGATGGCTCGTTGCAATAACAGCACATCATTGACTTGTTGAGTCTGACCGCGTTGGAGTGCAGCTTGAATTTCAATGTTCTGCATGTCCACTGTAGATCCAGCGAGTTTAAGGTTAAGTGAATCGCGCTCTGCTTTGAGTTTATCCTGAGCCGCTTTCGTGATGGCTTTAGCATTTGCAAGAGCGAGAGCATCGGCCTTGGCCTTTGCCTTGGCAATAGCGACAGAGGTAGCGTTAATGACATTTTCTTTATTTTTGTCACCCATAAGATTGCTAATGGAATTGCTCTTTGGCATCAAAGTTTTAGCGTGAGCAGCAGCAAGATAATTGAAAGCATCGACAACTGCTCCGATGTCTGTAGCTAGGCTCTTGAAAAATAATGAAACACCAGGTATCTCACCAAATGTCTTAATCATTTCACTGGTCAAGAAAATCACATTCGCGAGAGTCTTACCTGTCTTTTCTAATGCCGCTTGAATGTCGTTTATGCCTGTTGAAGCAGGTACTAATGATTCAAGAGATCGAACTAATTGCTCTCCTATGACTACTTGCATTTCATGGAAAGAAACCTTTAGTCGATCGATCTTTCCTGCCACGGTATCAGCTGCAACCGCAGTATCGTTTTTGAATGTTTTAGCAAGTTGCGCATTGATTAGGTTCATGTCTTTGGTAGCAAGAATTGATTTACTTAATCCTGCGCCCAAGCGTGTCAGTGCAGTGGTATTGCCTAAATAGCCTTTTGAAAGAGCAACTGTGACCGTTTGAAGGTCTTTGCCAGTACCGGCACTGACATCCATAGCCAGTTGTAATTCCTTTTGCGATCCAACGACATCACCAGTTGCAATGAAAAGATTTTGATAAGCAGGAATTAATTCTTCTTTAGTTTTACCGCTGGCTAAACTGACTTGAGTGACGAAATTGGCTACTTCTTCGGTGGCTCCCTGTACGCCGAAATTCTTGAGTGTGTTGCTTAGTAATGCGATTTGTTTCTGGTTGGTTGCAAATGCTTGGACTGATGCTTTGCCAAATGCCAAAATTTCTCGACCTGCAAAGGCAACTCCAAAGAGTGCGCCTAATTTCTTAGCTGCTGCGCCCAATTTTTCCATGTCAGATTGCGCATGTTTAAGGTTTTGAGATCCCTTGTATTGGGTAATGAAGTCGATGTTGACGGCGGTAGTTGCGCTCATGCGGCAATCCTTAGAGTCTGGGCTTGAGCCCTGCGCTTGAATACGGCGATGCTCATCTCAACTGCCCGAATGGTCTGAGTAATTGCCTTGCCTTTATCTTCTTCATAAGCGCGATAAATGAGCCGACCACGCTTTTTGCCTTCGCCCTGCATGGTGTCGCCCATGGAATCGATGAAATGTTTGCCAGCATTGGGGTTGCGAGAATGGGAATAATTATGACTGCCACTCTTGCGATTCCATGGTTGACCACCGGGATTTTTGCGACCAGCAGTCTCATAAATGGCACCAGCAGCTGTGATGTTGGAGATCTGATAGTGAGCAATAAAGCCACTTCGGTTGGGTCGGGTTTTCCCTATGTGGATTTTGATACCGCGTCTGACTATCCCAGCGTTAAATTTAGGAAATTTACGAGTGCCTTTTGCTGTCGTAACGGCGAATGCAGAAGTTTCAGCATTAATCTGTTTGCCCTTGGTGGCGAATGACCAGTGGGAGAGTCCAGAGATTTCAGAAGGTACATAACCCTGAGCCTTTTTTTGTACCGGACTTAAAGCTGCTCGTACCTGCTTATTAAGATTCTTAGCAAGATCAGGCTCGAACTGCCGCATAGCCTTGAGGACTTCATCGAGCCCTTTGACCTCTACTGGCATTTTCGGCTTCCCTCGCTTCCGCTTGTATTACATCGATGATCGCATTGAGCATCGGTGCATCCATCTCGTATAACTCCCTAGGCGCAATTCCTAACCTGACTGATAGTTTTGCTATCAAATAGGTAAAGGAATCGCGCTCTATTAGTTTGGGCTTGAATCGTCCAATACCTCGACCTTGGCCAAGACATCGACGAACTTCTCACCGAATAGGGGTACATCCTCAGTTTTGCTTAAGCATTTCCATGCCAGCCAGAAGATGTCTGATTGCTTTTGATCCTCGGCAAAGGCTTTGCCAAATCCCTTTTTTGCATACATCTCAAAGGCATACTCGATGCTAGGAGTGATTGCGTGTTCTGATACATCGCCATTTGCTTTGGTAATTCTAAGTTTTGCCATTGTGGAATCGCTTAGAAAGTACCGCTAGGAGTGACTGTGATGGATCCAGAGACTGTAAAAGTCAATGACTGCACTGCGACATCGCCGATCTTTCCTGCTACTGGGGTGAGCTTGTTGACCAGTACGAGACCTGAATAGATCGGGTTTGTTGCTGAGCCAGCGGCAGTGGTGGTCTGAATAACCTTGAATTTGGCAACTGTTCCCACCAAGGTATTAAGAGTCTGCATAACCGAAGTTGATGCGTCATCGTTAAGGAAATCAACTGAAATGGTAGGAGCTGCGAGCCCACCAATGAAAGCATGACCTGTATTTCCCATTGCGGATACATCCAGCTCGTCATAACCGTTATTTACGGTGATTGACTGCACATGGTCTGAGAGATCTACATAAGTAGTGCCATCGGTCGAAATTTTAAATCCTGCGCCATTTTGATAAAAGATTGCCATCTGTTTATCCCTTTCTTACCAAGTGCCCGAAGTTGCGACGGTAATCGCACCTGAGACGGTGAATGTGAGGCTCTGTACTGCTACATCGCCGATCTTTCCTGCTACTGGGGTCAACTTGTTCACCAAGACTGAACCCGTGTAGAGAGGGTTTGTTGCTGAGATAGTTGCTGATGATGTGAGGTTGCCGATTGCTGTTGCAGTTTGGACGATCTTGAAGTTTGCAACTGTGGCGACTAAGCCATTGAGTACCTGCAAGACTTGTCCGGTAGCACTGTCATTGAGGAAATCGATTGAGATAGTGGACGACTCAAGACCTGCGATAAAAGCATGACCTGTCTGACCCATCGCTGTGACATCGAGTTCATCAAACTGACGATTGATAGTGATGGCTTGAACATGGTCAGTCAGATCGACATAGGCCGAACCTGAGTAGATTTTGAAGCCAGCATTATTTTGATAAAAGATTGCCATTATTTATCCTCTTCTTTCGCTACTGGTGCAGCTGCTTTGCCTGTGGTTGTGATCTGACCAATTTTGGTCAGGAATGCTTCTTCTTCTTGAGTGAGATCTGACATGGTTAGCTCCAAGTGCTTAGGATTGAGACTGACATTTCTGACATCAACATTTGCCCAGTTTCACTAGGGCTAACGGTTGGAGCCGAAATACTTGATACTTTGATGCTCAGCGTTGAGGCCGCGAGCTTGTTGAATACGGCAACGATAAAGGTCTCGATGTCTCCGGTGGCTCCCTGATTATCGAGCAGTGGCACGATCATCGAAATCTTGAAATTGACCTGTGGTGAGATCGAGTTGTACTGATTATTCTGAGGATCAATGTAGGGATCATCAGGTGACACAATTACCGAGTTAGCAATTGGAGATGCTGGTGGGTAACTAAACACTGACCACACGCCAGCATTGGTGAGTGCTGTGGCTAGTGTGGATCGAAGAGTGGTGATCGCCGCTGGCATTATCCGACCATGCTCCGTGGGCCTGTGTAACCCGAAATGAGCCCCGCAATTCTGTTCATGAGCGATCGGCCCATTCTGTAAGGGATCGGACTAAAATCAGGTGAAATTCCGCCTGCTGAGGATTGCTGACGAGCTTGCC